ACTTGGTACGAGGCTACAGTAGATACGTTACTTAGCATACAGTTTACTGCTAACTATGAGGTAGATGGTAAAGAGAGACATGGGTTTTTCTTTTATAAAGATTATAAATTAACTTGGAAAAAATAAGGAGAAGTAGAGATGAACTTAAAGATAGGACAGGTAATAGATGGTAGAACCATAGACCATATAACTATGGATAAAGACACAAGAGACATGGTAGTTAGGTTTGGTAACAGTTGTGATCCTTACTCCCTGACTATTGTAGTCAGACATAACGAGTCTATTGATAAAGTTTTAAATCATAAGTGGGAGAAGTAGAAGTGAAAGATAAGTACGAAAGACTATTGCACATTGAGCAAGTGTTAAGTAAGTTAGAGAGATGTGTGCCTAGTGGATTGCGTAAAGAGATAGAGATTTCACAAGCGTTACGCAGCGTAGGTCAGCTAATAGAAGAGTGTCAGCTTGCTTGGAAGGCAGAGTTAGATAACATGAACGCAGGTAAGCACATCATACCGAGCTATGCTGACGGTAAGTATCAAGAGATAGAGTTTGAGTACAACGCAATGCAACAGGCTATTGATGATGAGCCAACATACTCTGAGCAAATGCAAGAAGAACTAGAACCTATTGTTTATGACGAGGAGAAGAGCTAATGATAGGTAGTAAGAGACATCAAAGAATTGCAGAATATGTGATGCAGATAGAGAGGGAAGATGAGATTACTGTCAAACAAATAGCTTGCATATTACTAACGAGGCTGATGAACCCGATGACTGTTGAAGAAACAATAGGAATGGCATCAGGTTTTGCATCCGCAGAAAGAAAACTTAACGAAGCAAAGGAGATATTACATTGAGTACAATGGATGAAGGCATACTAAATAAAATAGTAGATGATTATTATTCTGAGTGTCCTTGTGTAGATACTAACCAAGAAATCAATGAGACTTATGACAATGACGAACAGATAAAAACAAAAAGAAACAGGCTTGACTTTCTGTTTGACTTATGATATAATCTTATAACTATTACAGATATTGAAACTAATTATTATTAATTTTTTTATTATCTTTATAATACTTTATAAAGTTATTGACATTGAGGGTTTGTTAGTGTATAATACACAGATTAAAATTACAAACAAGATATTGTAGCCCTCATGTATCACCTTCCTTTATATTTTGTTTGTTCGCTTAACCAAGCGAGTAAGTTTCTGGTCTTACAATTATAAAACCAGACTAATTTTTCACAGCAATAAGAGGTAAGCAACAATGATGTACGCAACAGGAAAAGCAATGTGGGCTAACGTGTCTGTACCTAACACACGTTTTGAGCCACACAAATACATGGTTACTATCTTGACTGATACAGATACAGCTTCTGATTTAGAAGCGGCAGGTCTTAAACAGTCTACTGATAGAGCAGGCAATACTAAGTATGATGAGCCTGCGTTCATGTTCAGTAAGACTGCGATAAGAAAGAAAGATGGAGTAGCTAACAAAGCACCGAAGCTTGTTGACTCAGACGGTAATCCTTTAGATTGTTTGATAGGTAACGGCTCTAACATTACAGTTAAAGTAAGACCTTATAGCACTTCTTATGGTACGTTTGGTGAGTTAGTTGCCGTCAAAGTTAACGAGCTTGTTGACTATGAAGATAGCGGTGACTTAGATAACGAGGAGTTTTAATATGGTTGAGGAACAGAAACCTTTTGTTACTATTGATGATGTGCAGATTTCGGTAGAGGATTTACCAGAAGAAGCACAAGGTATCTTTGGTAGGTTACAAAGGTTGAATCAAAAGAAAGCAACACTCGCATTAGATATGGAAGAGATAGACGCAAGCATTAACTTTTTTTCAAGTAGAATAATTTCTATTGTTAATTCTTCTTTAGGTCAAGGAGAGGAGGAAGAAGAAAAAGCAGTTAAAAAATCTAACAACTAACGTAACCTTTAACCCTTTACCTGTAGAGTTGCTCCTTGAACAGGTAAGGGGTTTTTTTATAATTAACTTGGGGAAGTAAATTGAATACAGAAGCAAATACATTTGTTAAACATATACCTTGTGAGGCTTGCGGTAGTAAAGATAACAATAGTTTATATACTGACGGGCATACTTATTGTTTTGGTTGTGAAACTAGGACAGGTGTAGGTAATGAAAACTACACACCTATAAGCACGTTAGCTACTAACACCAATAGTTTTTTACATTCTTATAAAGGATCTTACAATGCTCTTGATGATAGGAAGATTAGTCTTAGTACTGCTAAAGTATTTGGCGTTCTATCTGTCACCAATAAGCACGTTTATCCTTATTATAATAATAATGAAGTTGTCGCAACGAAGACAAGAGAAATAGATACTAAGAAATTTTATTCTGCTGGTAGCTTTGAAGGCACAGGATTATTTGGTGAGCAGTTGTATCGAAACACAGGCGGTAAGTATCTCACAATAACAGAAGGCGAGTGTGATGCAATGGCTGTCTATGAAATCTTCGGAGGCAAGTGGGCTGTTGTTTCTCTCAAACGTGGCTGTGCTTCAGCAGTAAAAGATATTAGAGAAAGCTTAGAGTTTGTAGAAGCATACGATAATGTAGTACTTGCGTTTGATAATGATGAAGCAGGACAGAAAGCTGCAAGAAAAGTAGCAAGGATATTAAAGCCTAACAAGACTAAGATTATGTCTTTCCCTACAGGTTTTAAAGATGCTAATGATATGCTTAAGCAAGGGAAGTTTGAAGAGTTTACTAAAGCTTGGTGGAATTCTAAAACTTATACACCATCAGGTATCCTGGAATTATCCAGTAAGAAAAGTGATTGGTTACAAAGAGAAGAAAAAGAAAGTGTACCGTATCCGTGGGAAGGCCTTAACAATAAGCTATATGGTATGCGTAAAGGGGAGTTGATTACTCTTACTGGAGGTACAGGATTAGGTAAGTCAAGTGTTACTAGAGAGTTAGAACATTGGCTTATTAAAAATACAACAGACAACGTAGGCATTTTAGCTCTTGAAGAAAACTGGTTGCGTACAGCAGATGGTATTGTTTCTATAGAAGCTGACGATAGACTTTACTTAGCAGAAAAAAGAGCGCAGTATTCTGATCAAGAATTAGAAAGATTATTTGATAATGTTATTGAAGAGGGTAGAGTATTTATCCACGCACATTTAGGTGCTACTAATATTGATGAGATCTTTTCTAAACTTAGGTACATTATTATAGGTTGTGAATGTGAATGGATAGTAGTCGATCACTTACATATGCTTATTAATGTAATGACAGAGGGAGATGAGAGACGAGGCATAGATAACTTAATGACTCGCCTTCGCTCTTTAGTAGAAGAGACAGGTGTAGGTATGATACTTGTATCACATCTAAGAAGGGCAGCAGGAGAGAAGGGACACGAACAAGGTATTGAAGTATCTCTTTCTCATCTTAAAGGATCACAAGGTATCTCACAGTTATCTGATTGTGTAATAGCCTTAGAAAGAAATCAACAGGCTGATGATCCAGAAGAAGCTAACACAACTAGAATAAGAGTTTTAAAATCTAGGTACACAGGAGATACAGGATTAGCCTGCAGTTTAAAATATAATTCAAACACAGGAAGACTTTATGAAACAGAACTTGATCTCTCTCCCCAACAAAATAGCTCATCACCGTTTTAAAAAAGTAGTCTTTGATGTAGAAACAGATGGGTTAGAAGGCAATACAATACACTGTATAGTAACCAAAGTAATTGGGGGCGAGACTCGTTTGTTTCCTCCTGATAAATTACAGGAAGGAGTAGATCTTTTAGCCAGTGCTGATGTATTGATAGGACATAACATCATAGGCTTTGATATCCCTGTAATTAAAAAACATTTCAATGTTACCTTGACTAACCATATTGAAGATACCTTAGTATTATCCCGATTGGTTAACCCTGTACTTACAGGAGGACATAGCCTAAGTAACTGGGGCTACTTTCTTTATCCTAACAATGTAGAAAAAAGAAAAGCAATACAGCCAGATAGTTGGAGTGAGTATACAAAAGAGATGGGTGCTTACTGTATCCAGGATGTAGAATTAAATACAGATATATATTATAAGTTGTTAAAAGATGCAATCGTGTTTAGTCAAGAGTCTATTGATCTAGAACATTCAATAGCTAAGATAATTAAAGATCAAGAGATTACAGGCTTTATGCTTGATGAAAAGAAAGCAACTATTCTTTCTGCTAAACTAAAATCTAAGATGGCAGTACTCGAAAAGAAAGTACACGAAACATTTAAACCTAAGTGGGTAGATGATAGATTAATTACTCCTAAGTTTAATAAAGATAAGTCGTTATCTAAAGTACCTAAGTTAACTGATGAAGAACTTATTAAAGTTACAGCTAATAACTACCAACCTTTTATGCGGCAGAAGTGGGTAGAGTTTAACTTAGCTAGTCGTAAACAAATTGGTGAATACCTTATTACTTTTGGATGGGAACCTAAAAAGTTTACACCTACTGGTCAACCTATAGTAGATGAAACTACATTAGAAAAAGTTAAAGGTATACCTGAAGCTTCGCTTATTGCAGAGTTTATGATGTTACAGAAACGAGTAGCACAGGTAGGTTCTTGGTTAGAGCTATCACAAGACAGCAGAGTACACGGCTTTGTTATACCTAACGGAGCTATCACAGGTAGGATGACACATCGAAACCCTAACGTAGCACAGACACCTAGCTCTCATAAACCTTACGGTAAAGAATGTAGAGAATGTTGGACAGTACCTAAAGGATATAAGTTAGTAGGTATTGATGCTTCAGGTTTAGAGCTGAGAGTCTTAGCACACTATATGAAAAATAAGGATTACATAAATGAAATTATCAACGGAGATATTCACAGCACAAATCAATCACTTGCTGGCCTTGAACAGAGAAGTCAGGCTAAAACTTTCATCTATGCACTCATATACGGAGCTGGAAATGCTAAAATTGGAAGCGTGGTTGGAGGAAACTCAAAAGTCGGTGCATCACTTAGAGATCGTTTCCTCAACAATCTCCCATCACTTGGAAATCTTACAGCTAGTGTTGAGCGAGCAGCAAGTACACGCAAGTACCTTAAAGCATTAGATGGTAGAGTTATTCACATAAGAAAAGTTTACTCTTCTTTAAATACTTTATTGCAAGGAGGAGGCGCTGTTATTATGAAGACAGCTCTTGTCTTGTTAGATAAAAAGATTAAAGATCTTAACCTGGATGCTAAGTTTGTAGCTAACGTACACGATGAATGGCAGATAGAAGTTAGAGAAGATCAGGCTGAACAAGTAGGACAGCTAGGAGTACAGGCTATAGTTGATACTGCTGATGTATTAGATATGATTTGTCCTTTAGATGGCGAGTATAAGATAGGAGATAACTGGAGTGAAACACACTAATCAATTAGATTTTTTTGATGCAGAAGATTCTTATACAGAAGATAAAGAAGGACATACTTGTATTAAGTGTGAGACTTATAAAGAAACTTTAGAGTTTCCTTTTAGAGAAACAATAGGAACATCGAGAAGATCTATATGTAGAGACTGTACTGCTATTCATACTAAGATAGTAAAAGAATTAAAACAACAGTATCCTAAACCTAATGATCTTAACTATACTTGTCCTTGTTGTGATAAGATAGAAGACGAACTAAAAG